TGCAAATAATTAACACTATCTCTTGTAACAACATCAACATCAGATTTAGTTCCAGCAGTAAAATTTGGTGATTGAGTAGAAGTTTCTACAACATTAAAATTATAATCAATTTGATTTAATATAACTGCTGATTTTGTAGAAATTAAACTTTCAATTCCTAATACATCTACTGCTTTAATCATATATGTTCCAGTTCTAGCTGGTAAAGATACAGTAGAGGCAGGTTTAGATACTTTTTGAGCTAATATTTGACCCTCTTCAAAACTAGCACTTGTTGTATCAGGTGTATGTCTAACAACATAATGACTTAAATCCAAGTCTGACACTGGTGTCCAAGATAACTCTGCTTGACCATTAATAATGTTAACTGAGAAATTAGTTACATCTGATGGTGGTGCAGTTTTACCAACTACAGTATGTTGAATCGTTGTATATGAAGAATAAACATTAAAAGCGTTTACTGATCTTGCTCTAATATTATAAACAGCACCATCTTGAGCATTAACTAACTCAAATATATTTCCACGAGATTTTCCTAGATTAATAAAATCACTACCAGCGATATTAGTGTTTTGTGCCTCAACTTCAAATTCGTTGGTTGTTCCCTGATTACTAGCACAAGTAACTATTAATACTGCTATAGGTGTTTCAGCAAATGTCCTTAATTCATCTACTGCTGTTATACTAGGTGGAGATACATCTGTTGCTCTTGGTAAGGTTGTATTATCTAATGAAAAGTCTTTTTCTTCTGCGTTCCAAGTATATACTGATGATTCTGTTTCTTTTAAAGTTAAATTAATACCTACATCTTGTGGACTCATAACAAAAGACCAATCTGCTACTTCAAAAACTTTATTAGTAAAACCAAGTCTAGTATTAGTAATATTAACTGTATCACCAACTTGTAAACTAAAACCTTTCATATTTACTTTGCAAGTAAGTTGTATTTGTTGCCTATTTTTAAAAAGAACTATCTTGGCTAGTCTTTGAGCCATAGCACTAGACTTTGTGAAAGGTAAATCTATATCTGCATAAATAGTTTCTCCATCATCTTCTACTAAACTAGAACTTGTAACCATAGGATAATCTGTGGGTTGCCAACTGGTTTCATCAGATGTAAATAATCCTTTGACAGTGTTAAAAGTATCTTTCCTTGATTGTTTAGTAACTAAATTCATTGTGCCTATCATTTCATCTTCAGTTAGAGTAATAGTGGGAGATACATACTGACCACCTTTTACAATAAATTTTCCATTAGAATAAGATAAAGCACCTACAAAAGAAGTTAAAATATTATCAAGTATTTCCATAGGAGCTATGTCTGAATAAACTATGCCATGACATTCATATCTTTTTTCAGTGCCACCACCTGATAAGGTAACATTCTCATCACAAACATTAGCTAAAGTAGTAAATGAAGTTGTATCCATACTAGAAGTATCAACGCCTAGACCAATTCTTGTATCAGTAAAATAATCATAAAGGCATAATGCTGGGTTAGCAGAAAATACAGTAGAGCCAGTTCTAAAATCTAATACTTTTTTACCTTTTATTTCAGCACTAATGTTAGGCAATCCATTTGGGAATACATCAGGGTCATACGCAATTCTACAATAGATGTATGCTATACCTTGTAATCTATGAGCAGTTGTCCATTTTTGAGTTTCAGCTACTAAATCTGCATCTGCCTGTTGGTCATCTAAACCTTTATGAAGTTTGATTCTGACAGTTTGTCTACCATCATCAAAAATAGAATCTCCTGTATATGGTTGAGATGCAACACGATATTGAACAATACCATTAGCATCAGTACCCATTGATGTAATTGTTAAAGGCTCATCATTAAAATAAATTGTTGTATATTCTTCTATCTCATGACCAGCTATCTGAACTATCATATGCAGATATTTATTATTATCAGTAGTTTCTAAAAATAAGATACCACCTGATTTTTTAGTAGTTCCATAAACCATATCTCTTGCCATAATAGGTTGTCTTATCATTAATGACCTATTAGATGTTTGTGATTGATATGATCTTTGTTGTAGAGATGAATTTCTTGCTCTAGGTTGTACTGATAATGCAGAGCCAATAACAACAGTAGCTACAATAATAGCTCCTGCCTTTAAACCTGCCATAGTAAAGGCAAGTTGAGGAGAATAAACTGCAACAACTGCCATTGTTATTACACTGATTAAACTGTTTACTGTACTTCCCATTATCTATATTCCTTTCTGTTATATTTTTTGTGTATACTGCTCACTTTATAATCATTACCAACTTTTAACCAAGATACAGAATCAAGTTGCAATTCTTTCCCAAAATATGTCTTAGCCCAATCATAAACCATATTAAAATAACTATCATCTGATACAGAGTCTATTATCCAACATCTATCTCCTGAGTTCCAAAAATGATTTAATATTTGACCATAATTTTCAAAGTGATCTTCATGCTCTTTGCTTAAAAAAATCCAGTTAGTGAAAGCGACTATCTTATTATCTTTCCTGTGTATCTTATATTGTTTGTATTCAAAAGACTTGGTAAGGTGATTCCTTAGTAACTTTTTCTTTAGATGTTTGTATTTATCAAAACTTTGATAAAAATTTACGACTTCTTCAATTTCTGTTGTCATAACTTATGTTGTTTTAGCTGGTATCTCTACACCAGCACCCCACGCAACTGATTTATCTTGTAAACTTGTAACAAATTCACAACCTTTATCATTTGGGAATATTTCTTGCTGATCTTGATCTGTAAATCTTCTATCAGTAGGTCTTTCTAGTGTAATTAATTTATTTTCAATAGAAAACTTTAATGTAGAATTTTGACCATCTTCATTTAACACCATTGTATCTATAAAACCCTCAAATACTTTATAGGGTGTATCAACGATTGCATCAGCATTACTGGTAGTAGTTAGAACTCCAAAATGAACTTCAACGACCATTCCAGCAGTATCTTCTGTTAAACCTGCTGATAGTATTGATGAGTCTACGCTATTTAAAGATATATTCATTCCTACTGCCCTTGTATCTGAGGACTCGCTAATAGGAGAAATATCTAGTATATGACCTGATGCTAGATAAGTATTACCACCAATAACTAAGTCATTATAAGTCGTATTCAGTAGTAATGTTCCACTGGTAAAGTTCATCTTAATAGCATAGAAAGGTCTTAACTGTGAGCTATTTAACTGTGAAAGAAAATTAGAGCCAATGGAACGAGCCATAATTTATTTCTTCTTAGAAGTTTTCTTTTTGGTTACTTTAGGTGCTTTCTTTTCTTTTACAACTACTTTTTTAGACTCAGGTTCAGAAACTTTTACTTCAATAGCTAAATTGTTATCAAGAAATGTTTGAGCTATAACTTTCTGCCATTCTTCTTTACAATCAATAATTTCATCAATCTTATATTCTCTAGTTGCGTTACCATGTACATTTGCACTTCCAATAACATTTTGAGTTATTTTAATTTTCATCTATATCCTCTTTCATCAATTCGTTAATCTTTTCTAAGACTTGTTCATAAGGAATAGGCGTATAATCTCTATCCCATTCTATTCCACCATACAGGTAGTCATCTCTCGTTTCAAGTTTACCTTTTACTTTGAATAAAGCGTTTCTATCAATGGCTATTATTGCCTTGATAAAATCCATCTCTGTTTTTGTATATGGTATGTTACTACACATTTACACCTCTCTAAGTGAGAGGCTAGGGAAACGAGCTACCATATGAGGGTAAAACCTAGCCTCTCACCAATGCAACCTAAGTTGCTATATTAAGCATCTGTTGAGTCAACAGGATTACCAAGTATACCTTGAACGCTTATTGGCGTTCCATTAGTATGAGTACCTGTAGCATCAATTTTCACTCTGACATATCTTGAACCACCGATATATCCTATTGCAGATGTTTGTGGAGTTTCTCCATTAGCATCTAAAGTTAGGAATATACCTGAAGAATCAACACTGCCCTCAGTGACACTTGTGCTTGAAGTAACAGCAGTAAAAGTAGAATCATCATCAGATTCTTCAAGAATGAAATCAAACTTGACACTACCTGATAATGTATCTCCCTCGATACCACTATTAACAACAAACATAACAGATTCAAAACCTTGTCTGTCTACTGTAGTTCCATTAGCATCTGCTGTAAAAACCTTAGCATCTTGACAAGTCACTGCTTTAGTATTATTTGAAATATCTCTCATATTATCTCCTATGCACTAACATTTTGTAGTCTAATTGCCTCAGCGTTTACCACAGCACCACCAACTCTTCTACGAGCTAGATATCTAGTGTTGCCAACATTAGCCTGAGAATAAGGGTCACGCATGATTGACATGCTAACTCTATCCACTAATGTGTATGCTCTAGAGAAATCTCCAAAAGCGATAGGTTTAGTACCAGCTCCAACATTAGGCATATCTTTTGCTAATACATAAGTATACCCAGCTATTGTAGATGGCGCTCCTGAAACTAAGTTTAATCCAACATGGAAAACTTTTTGTCCAGCAGTATCTTCTAGTTGTAGAACTTTAGCAAAAGTGCCTCTGTTCATGACAAACCTAGAGTTTTTCAAATAGTCTGATTTGAGTGCATAGATCAAGTCATAAAGACCATCTGCTGTAAGTGCAGTACCATTACCAGTGTTAGTTGTGCCAACACCTTGTGAGCTATCAGTAATTCCATAAGGTTTACCAATACCATCACCTGATACTACTGCTGTTCCCTCTGCAACTGCAAATTGTTCAGCAAACTCAGTAGCCATCTCACTTTCCATGTTAAATGCAGAATCTTCTAGCATTGCTTGAGAAATATCAACCAAAGCATAGACTTCATGAGCATCAATTGACATTAAACCAGTTGTGTAACCAGTTGTCTCACTTCTAGTTGCAGTCTCAGCAACCCAAGATGCAGAGAATTGACCAGTTCTTTTAGGAACTTCAATGCCTCTTTTATCTGTACTTCTAACTTTAACGATTGAACGCATTGGAGAGAATTCTGTAACAGTCTTAATAAGCTCATTAACATACTCAGTAGGAGCATAGTAGCCACCAAGAGTATCATCAGATTCATACAATGCTTTTTGTTCTAACTCAGGTTTGTTGCCAGTTCTTAAATACTCGCCAAACGCTTTCATTTGAACATCAACTTCTTTAGCAGATTTACCTAATTCAGGTCTTGCTAAAGTAGTTTCTAATTTTTCTAGCTTTGCAGTAGCCTCTTCAAGTGCTTTCTTTTGTAACTCAATATCTTGCTTTTGCTCAACTGCACCAGCAACATCATCAGCTAACTTGTCCACTTTTTCTTGAAGTAATGGGTCTGCAACGCCATTTTTTTTGATCTCATTAATGTTCTTTTGGTTTTCACTTTTAAATTCTTCAAAAGATTTACCTAGAGCATTAATTACATCTTTTATTTCTTCAGACATAAATACCTCTTTATGTTTTAATTATATTAATTAAATGCTCAACGCTATCCACTACATCTCGCAGTTGTCTATTAAAAGACTTGTATAATATTGGCGCACTTTCTTTCGCAAGAGAAACAGACATTCCACCTACATCTCGCAGGTATTTCTCTATTTCTGTTGGATTCATTTCAGCTAGTTTGACCTTAGTCACTTTAGCCTTTGGATTCATTGGAAATGTTACCAATGATATTTCCATTAAGTCGACTGACTTAATAATTCTTCTTTTATCTTTAGGGTCATATTTATAGCCATCAGGTTTCAACCTGTAGCCTATTGACATAGAATCTAATGCACCCATCTTCATGAGTTCAAAGACTTCCTTGCCTTTCTGAGTACCCATTGCTAGTCTACCTTTTATCTTCAATCCTTTGCTATCTTCTTCTAACGAGTCAATAACTCCAATAGGTTCATCTGATTTGTGTTGGTAGAGTAGTTTAATTCCTTTAGGTGATCTCTCTGCTATCGAATCTAAAAATGCTCCTCTTCTAATAACATCATTACCTAAATCTTTGTTATTAAATACTGATGCGTAACCCTCAAACGAGCCATCATCATCTTGATCTATTTCCTTGAATTCACAAGGCATATCTAAGTTGTCAAATTCATTATCAATATATTCAGTTTCCATAATCACCTGTCAAGTAAAATTTAATTCATTTTAACCTGAAACTAGGTGTTTATACAATACCAATAAAAAAAAAGAGCCATATTGCTATGACTCTTTCTTTTGGTTTGGTTAGTTTTATTATGCTGGTCTAATCCAAATTTTATCATATAATTTTTCATCTACACTTTCTGCAAATTTCATTGCATCTAGTTTTGTATAAAAAAACTTATATATTTCTAGGTTAGAATGTTTTTTATTATAAGTTTCTACAGTCCACATTTGCTTATCCTCGTACATATTTTTATCCTCGTTGTTTTGTTAATTTTTTTGGGTAGTTTAGGTGATACCCACACCATTCATTATTTTTTAAGTTTAAGTAAATCTTCCCAAGACATATCCTCTACCATCTCAAATAATCCCTCTTCAACCATATATTGACTAACAAATAATTGTAGTGAATATGGGTTGTCAATAGAACCACCATCAGTGAAACCATTATTTAATAACATTTGTTTTTTAATTAAAGATGAAATAACACCTCTTGCTTGTTTTTCAGTTAAATCAATATCTTTTAAAAATGGTTTAATAGCATCTAAACTAATTCCACAAAAGTCATGCTCATCATTCATTAGATTTAAAAGGTTAGTTTCATTGTTTGTTAAGTTTTCCATGTTTTCCTCGTTGTTTTGTTAAATGCTGGGTAGGTTAGGAGATACCCACTCCATTCATTATTTGTAATCTATTTCTGATTCTTTTGTTGTAAAAACTGAGTAGCCTTTTCTAAAACCCTCTTCTCCAGCATCTTCAGAATCAATATATATATTAACTTCACCTTTTTTACTTAATGAAGATAAAACACCTTTTGCAGTGTTCATATCCATGTCTATTTTTGATAATCCTTTAACGATATTTCTATCGCATAGTTGAAAATCAGGTGAACCATCTGATGACTCATTGATTAATTTTAAAAGGTTAGTTTCATTGTTTGTTAAGTTTGTCATATTTTCCTCGTTGTTTACCTAAGTCATTATTAACTTATGTAACCATTATAACCCATATTGGGTATTAGTCAAGCATATTTATACAAAAAAATGCACATTTTGAGGTATTTTTCTGTTAAACTCACGAGATGAATGAAAGAAACTTTTTATATTTACCCATAGAGGCTCGTAAGTCCTTTAATGCTTATGTTGACAAGTTTGGGAAAGGCACAGATACAGACCTAATAACTAGGTCTATGATCTTGGGTGGATTAAATGATAATCTCCTCGATAAATTCGATAATATAGTCTTTTCAGCTATAAAAAAAGGAGCTAGGCTAGATAATCATGAATTGGAAATGAGATTGTTTAATATTCCCAAAGGAGCTAAGACTTAATCAGGTACATTGATTAGGTCATCAGGCAGATCATCTAAGGCATCAAATACTTCCTCAATTCTTTTTGATGTTCTAGGAGCAAATTCTTCTAGTTTTTTCTTCCATATAGCACCATTCTTTCCTGAAACTAATGATGTATAGTTAGCGAACATTTCTGTAGTATTATTGGTGTTCAAAGATATTACCTGTGAGCCTATTGTTTGACTTTTTGTAACTGCTGGTAAATCTTTGTAGTAGCCTTTACCATGACCCCAACCAATTTTTTCTGTAGTCATTGCACCAAGAAAGTCTGCAAAAGCCATTGTGTTTTCTGTGTTGCGACCTAATCTCATATCAATATTGGTCATTGCTCCGAATATATCCTTATACTCTTTACCAGTTCTCAAATACCCTGTTTTATTATAGGCTCTTAATTGTATTGCTTGAACCATATATGACTCTTTTACTAAATCAGACAATTCATCTGCATTTTTTACTAGCAAATCAGGGTCGCCCAAAATAGATTTGAGTTCTTCTTTTTTAAAAAATTTACCATCTTCAAACATATCTTCCCAAAATTCTTTTTTTGTTATTTGCTTAGAATTAATTGGATATTTATTTACAATACTTTTGACTTCTTTATCAAAAGATTCTTCTAATATTTTCTTTGGTTTACCTGTTTTATGTTTTTTTAACAAATCAATAGCATCTTTCATTGTGTCTTCAGCATAATAGGTAGAAGTCCATCTAAAACCATTAAATTCTTTAGCAAATTTTGAATTATTAATTCTCAATAAATTCATTGCTTGAGCATCTATAGCATGACCATATTCATGCCTAAAAATATTAGCTCCACTAGAGTCTGCACCATTTTTAATTATTTCATCTAATCTATTTCTCTTATTGCCTTTACCCATATTTATGGTCAATCTACCCAATCTATCATTATCACTAATATCCATTAAATAAGCATCATCACCCACAGTGCTTACTCCATTTAATGATGGAGTCTTTTTTACTGCTCGTGCATATTTAGCTGGTGAGTTAGACCAAGAGTTTTTATGAAAATCTAATTCTAATGGGTCGTTCTTGTCGCCAAAATCAGTAACAGGTTTATCTTTAGGTGGTATGACTACAGGTTTAACTTTAGGTTTT